AGGGAAAATAAACCTTTGCCATTTAAAAATACAAAAAAATTTGCTTTAGACTTTGCGGACTATACAGCAAGCGGGAACAGATACGATTATACGTTCGTTGAAAGAAAAAGCGAAAGCGACTTTAAGTCTACTATGTCTCAAAATTTTTCTAGGTTTAGAAAGGAGATGTCTCGCGCAAGAGCAATGGATAGTTATGTTTTTATTGTTGTTGATAGTGACATAAAAAAAATTAGAAAGCAAAATCATTTTTCTCCTCATCCAGCAAATTTAAAATTTATTTTTCATAACATGAAGGCGTTGTGTCACGAATTCCCACAGACGTGTCAATTTATTTTTTCTGGGAACAGAACAACGTCCATGGATTTAATTCAAAGGATTTTATATTTTGGAAGAAAAATTTGGCATTGTGATCTACAATATTATATAGACGCAAGAAATTATGGCTTGGCAAGAAGGAAATCAAAAAAGCAGACCCAACAAACATCGCGATATCAACAAACTGCTTCTTGAAGGAAATCTAGGATTTCTTGAAGAGCGGGAAGCTAAATTATATTTATACCAATTTCTTAGGGAAAATATTACATTTGCAGCCGACTTACTTATGGGGATAAAGCTGTTTCCATTTCAACATATGTCTATCAAGGCTATGTTTGAAACGGATTATTTTATGGGTGTGTGGTCTCGCGGCATGTCGAAATCTTTCACTACCGCAATATTTGCAGCATTGGACGCTATGCTTAACCAGGGAGTGGAGATAGGAATACTTTCTAAATCATTTAGGCAGGCTAAAATGATATTTAAGAAAATTGAAGATATTGCCGCAAAACCTGAAGCCGCTTTATTTGCTCAATGTATTACCAAAAAAAGCAAAAGTAATGATGAGTGGCTATTGGAAATTGGAAGATCAAGAATCAGGGCATTACCTCTTGGTGATGGCGAGAAGCTGCGCGGTTTTCGTTTTCATAGAATTATTATTGACGAATTTTTATTGATGCCAGAGCGAATATATAATGAAGTTATTGTTCCGTTTTTGTCTGTTGTGGAAAATCCAACTCAACGTGAAGATTTATATAATTTAGAAACTAAGTTAATTGCCGAAGGCAAAATGACTGAGGAGCAAAGATATGTGTGGCCAAATAATAAATTGATAGCTTTGTCATCTGCTTCTTACAAATTTGAGTATATGTATAAACTTTATACTCAATTTGAAAATCTTATATTTAACCAAAGCTCTACTGATACTGCGCACAGAACAATTATGCAATTTTCTTACGATTGCGCGCCAAAGCAACTGTACGACCAAAATCTTTTAAATCAGGCGAAATCAACAATGAGCCAAAGCCAGTTTGATAGAGAGTTTGGCGCTGTTTTTACTGACGACAGCAGTGGATATTTTAAAATATCTAAAATGGCCGAGTGCACAATACCAGACGGCGAAGACCCATCCGTTGAAGTTGCTGGTGAACCAGGCGCAGAATATTTAATGGCTTTTGACCCAAGCTGGGCAGAAAGTGAAAGTTCAGATGATTTTGCTATTCAAATCTTTAAACTTAATACAGAAAGACAGATGGGTACAGTTGTTCACAGTTATGCGTTGTCTGGCGCAAATATGAAAGATCACATTAGGTACTTTTCTTATGTTTTACAAAATTTTAATATTGTGATGGTAGTTGGTGATTATGCGGGAGGCGTACAATTTATTAGCGCTTGTAATGAAAGCGAAATATTCAAACAAGATAAGCTGCAATTGAAAATTATAGAGGCGGACTTCGAGCGACCCGAGAATTACAACGATGATTTGCAAAAAGCCAGAAACCAGTATAATAAAAACGAAAGTAAGATTTGTTATTTAAGAAAGCCTACTAGTAATTGGATTCGTCAAGCCAACGAGTTACTTCAATCTAATTTAGACCATTCAAGAATATTTTTCGCATCAAAAGCGATTGATGAATCTTATCAAGTGCAAAGAAAAAAAAGAATTCCCATTGATAAATTAAAATATTTGAAATCAAACGATTCTGTTGAAAAAATGTCTAAAGAGGCTAAAATGATAGACTTTATTGAGCATCAATCAGATATGATAGAATTAACGAAAGTTGAATGCGCACTTATTCAAATTACCACAACAAGCCAAGGAACTCAAACTTTTGACTTGCCCGCTAATTTAAAAAGGCAATCTGGCAGAGACAAAGCTAGAAAAGATAGCTATTCTGCGCTAGTATTAGGCAATTGGATGATAAAGACTTATTTTGACATGTTGAATTTTAAACAAAAAGAAGTCGTGTCAACGTTTACCCCAATGTTTATAAATTAAAGTAGTTTTTAAACTTTTAAAAGTAACTTTGCCAACTTTAGTGTAACATAAACAAATGGCCGAGAAAAGAAAATATACCAAGAAATCTGAATACTGGAATAAGTTTCAACAAAAACAGTCTATAGAAGAAACTTTGGCAGCAAATCCACTATTGCAAAACAGTACTTATAGTCCCAGTTTAGAAGGGCCCGCATACTTTGAGGATACTTCTAAAGCTTCGTACAATAGAGCGGGAAGCAGCGCTCCATCTAGAACCAGAGTAAACCGTATACACAGAGTTGTACAAAGAGACAAATTCTCAAATATTCGGGAAGGTTTGCTTCCATTTGATTATGCGGTAAGTGGAATAAACGTTCGTGATACAATAGAGCTTTGTCAAAAAGCTTATGCAAATGTAGCGATATTTAGAAACGCGATAGATATTATGGCGGAGTTTTCTAACTCAGAAATATTTCTTGATGGCGGTAGCAAGAAGTCTAGAGATTTTATTACAGCTTGGTTTAAAAAAATAAAGCTATGGAAACTAACTGACCAGTATTTTAGAGAATACTACAGATCTGGAAACATATTTTTTTATAAGATAGACGGGAAATTCAATACTGAAGATTTTATAAAAATGACAAAAACTTATGGCTCCGTTTCTGTCAATAAAATACCAATTCGATATATTCTTTTGAATCCATTTGATATTGTAGCCAGAAGAACTACGGGATATGAAACTACTGGTGTGTACGCAAAAGTTTTAAGTGAATATGAAATTGAAAGATTAAAGAATCCAAAAAACGATTATGATCGCGAAGTTTACGAAGGTTTACCCAAAAACATAAAAGACAATTTTAAAATGAACGGCTATCAGCCTGATGGCGCAAAAATTGAACTTGAACCAGAGAGGTTAAGATACTCTTTTTATAAAAAGCAAGATTATGAGCCATTTGCAGTTCCATTCGGCTATTCTGTTTTAGAAGATATCAACATGAAGCTTGAGTTTAAGAAAATTGATCAAGCCATCGTGCGAACAATTGAAAATGTCATATTGCTTATAACAATGGGCAACGAGCCAAACAAAGGAGGAATTAATCATAATAATCTTGCGGCAATGCAAGAGCTGTTTCGAAACGAGAGCGTTGGTAGAGTTTTAGTTTCAGACTATACGACAAAAGCGGAGTTTGTTATTCCCGACATGAACAAAATTTTGGGTTACGAAAAATATCGTATAGTCAACGAAGATATAAAAGAAGGTCTTCAAAACATTATTGTTGGCAGCGAAAAGTACAGTAATACTGCTGTTAAGGCAGAAATTTTCTTAGAAAGACTTAAAGAGTCACGTCAAGGTTTTCTTAATGACTTTCTTCAACCAGAAATCAAACAAGTTTGCAAAAACATGGGCTTTAGGAACTACCCCACTGCAAGGTTTAAGGAAGTTGACACAAAAGACTCGACTCAGACTCAAAGAGTGGCAACTAGACTTATGGAGCTTGGACTTATAACTCCAGAGCAAGGAATGGACGTTATCAATAAAGGTGTTTTTCCTGATGCAGAAGAAGTTAGCAAGTCTCAAGAAAAATTTGTTGATCAAAGAAAAATGGGATATTACAATCCAATCGTTGGTGGCGTACCGATGATTGAGCCAGATGAAGGCGATAGTGACCAAGAAACTCAAAAAGTTCCAGGAGTTCCAGGTAGACCAGGAGGTACAAATGGAATTCCACAAGAAGTTTCTCGCGCTAATATATCAGCAGAAAACATAACAAAGGCAATTAAAGCATCAGAGAACTTAGAAGCATTTTGTAAAAAAACTGCTAGAAAACATTTTAAAATCAAAAGGCTTAATAAAAATCAAAACAATATGTTAGAAGATTTGTGTAAAAAAATAATTGTAGCCAAAGACCAAAGTGACTGGGAGCGTACTGCAGAGTCTTGTATTAAAAACAATAATGAAATACTAAAGCTAGATTTATTGGATAAAATATCACAGACTGCTGAAGATCATAAACTTACAGATTATAGCGCAGCAATAGTTTATCACTCTAAAAAATTCTCAAATCAATAAAAAACGTGTATAAACTTTATAGTTTCCACTTTTTATAAAAAAAATGGCACATAAATACAAATACACAACAAAGTTTTTGCAACCAATTATTGCTTCTGCAGATATTGATCAGGAAAACATAAAAATTTCAAAAGCTTCATTAGAGGATTTAAAAAACTTAATTCCGCGCTCGGTGGAGTTAGATAAAAACATTGATTTGGTTGGGGTTGCTTTTAATGCTGCCGTGGTCAATAAATTTAATAAAAATCATGACGGCATTTCAACTGATACAGCTTTAGCTGTCAAAGATTATTTTGTACATAAGCCAACCAATATAGAACATAAAAAACAAAGAATTGTTGGGCACATTGTATCTGCTGGATTTTCTGGGTACGGAACTAATGAGCTTTTAGACCCAAGTGAGCTTGAGGGCAGCACAGATCCATTTAATATTTCTTTGGGAGCCGTAGTTTATCGCATGGTCGACAAAAGATTTGCTCAACTTTTAAATAATTCCGTGGATCCAAATAGCCCTCTGCATAACCAAGTATCTGCTAGTTGGGAAATAGGATTTAATGATTATCAAATTGCCGTTGGTAGTGAGAATTTATCCGAAGCTGAAATTGTGACTGACGAAAAACAAATTGAAGAGCTGTCTCAGTACCTAAAAGCGTCAGATGGGCGAGGACAAATGGATGATGGAACGATTGTCAGAAGGTTAGTTGTAGGTAATGTTTATCCACTTGGCATAGGCTTTACTGCTAATCCAGCAGCAGACGTAGAAGGAGTTGTTGTATCTGAAGAAAACGATGAGTTAAAAGTATCTGATCGTAGAGATTTATCCGCAACACTGAGCGATCAAGCTCAAGAAATTTTAAAAAATATTTTAAACTTTAAAAATAATATTTCACAAAGTGAAAAAAACACTGTAAAATCTGAAAGAGAAAGTAATTCTAGCATTATGAATACTAACCAATTAGTTCAAGAAATTAAATCTGTGCTCGATGAAAAGCTTTCTTCTGAAAAAATGTCGAAAGACACGTTCGCCGAAGAGTCAGTCGCATCTATTTCTTCAATCATTAACGAAGCAATTCGTGAAAAGAATGAAGAGTATAAGCAGCAGCTCGTAAGCGAAAAAGAAGAAAAAGCTAAAATTGAGGCTCAGCACCAAGAGCTTACTGCTTCCGTGGAAGAAATGAAACAGAAGCTGGAAGCGGCTGAAGACAAAATTCGTCAGTTCGAAGACGAGAAGCAACATCAAGAGTCGCTTGCTCGTTTTAATGCTCGCATGGAAGCTGTTGAGCAGGATTATGAACTGAGTGAGGCTGATTTGAAAATCGTCGCATCTGAAGTTAAAGAATTAACTGAAACGGATGAAGCGTTCGCTTCTTATCAGGAGAAGTTGGCTGTAGTTTTTGCTCACAAGAGCAAAGAACATCTGCAGGCCGAAAAAAATAAATTCGACAGCGCTGTAGCTGAAGCGGTTGAAAAACGCGTTTCAGAGCTTAAAGAAGTGAAAGCTTCTGAAGAGCCTGCGGTCGAAGAAACAAAAGGAAATTTGGAAGAGGCTTTGGAGGACACGGAACAGGTTACCCCTGAAATCTCTAACACCAATGAAGCATCTTCTGGCGAAACGGAAACCCTGAGAACTAAGTTCCAGTCAGCGTTTAGCAAAGAAAACATCAAAGTAACCTACTAAAAATCAAGCATTATGGCAAATAGACTATTACCATTTAGGCAATACG